ATACCAAGGTAATTAACAGCTTGTATTTCTACGGTTAGAGTTCCTGCTGTTAGTTCTAATATGTCAATAGAAGGTGATTCTGTGGTTGCATGAATCCAATTGTTATTATCTAATTTATAACTGATTTTATATTCCGAAGGCGGAACAGGGATAGAAACGACTCCACCGGTAATAGTTTCAAGAGGATAACTCCAACTTAAGTCAAATCTTGTTTTTACATTTTGTCCGTCTTCATAAAGATATTCCTCACCAGAAATATTTGTAGGTTGACGAGGAATAGCTGTTAAATTACTTGTATCAGGAATAGTAATTAACTGATCACGATCAACAGAATCGTAGATGCTTTCGTTATACATTAAAGCTGTAACAGTAAAGCTTGATTGATCATTTTGAACAATAGAAACCAATCTATATTTTTGCGGTTTAACATCATCTGTTTCTATTAACCAAGGAGCTTCTACTTGAGGTGTTTCTGATAATGCTCCTGACAATGTGATTGTCGTCCCATTAATTGTGCAACTTTTCGTTTCTGCTGTTCCAGAAGGTAAAACAACACTACATTTTGGATTGTTAACTGCATCGATTGAAGTGAAATCAGTATTACTATCAACATTGAAAACAGTTGTAGAAGTCACAGAAGATATACGTCCCCCGCGTCTTATGCCTGTTTTAGTTGAGTCGGCAATGCTCACAACCATCCCTGGCAATAAGACAAGACCACTATTAATAGGAACACTAAATGTGACTGTTTCTGTTAATAATTGCTCATTTAAAAGTAGCCATTCACCATATCTATGAGCTTGACCTTGTGAATAACATCCGACTGCTTTTGACTCCTTGTTGTTAATTCCATACTTACTAATACCATCAGTATCTTCAACATATTCAAACTGAACTTCACCTAATAAATCGTAATCTTGCCATCCAACTGTTGCAGTTGTATGTCTGCTTTTTTGAGACGATCCAGAGTAACTAAAAGTGCCATCAATAACATCAGAAGCACTTAAAATATATTGACTTTCTTTAGGCTTGTCTTGAGTAAGAGTGAGTGAACCTGCACTGTAATAACCCATTCCTCTGAACACACTCGTTAAGTCGTTAATTGCCTTAAAAATTTCTTTCCTTGAATGCAAATACAGGTTTAAAGAAAACCTTGGTTCCTCGCCTCCTTTCCCATTAGGAACCAGCTCATTGCAATATTTGCTTACACTAAGAAAGTCCCATCGGTCTAGCGAAGATTCTGGAACAGCAGCCCCGTACCTTGTGTTCGTAATCAAATCCCATAAGGCCCAAGCAGGGTCGCTGCACCATTGAAGCGAGCCTTGAAAAGTTCCATCCCAAATATAATTATCAGGATAAATAATACGGCCAGTAGTACTATCAACTGTGACTCCAGTTGGGATGTTTATTTTTAGACCTTTTATCAAATAACGTCTTTTTGGAATACCATTAAAGTTTTTTGAATCAAATTTTAAATAACAGAGAGCAGTATTAGGATACCTGAGTTTCTCATCAGTAATCTCAGTAATGCTTGCCCAAAATATCTTACTATTAATATTTATTACGTGACTTGGAAGAGTAGCAGTGCTATCAGTAATTTTTACAACTTTAATAAATACAGGGAAATTGCCTGTAAGAGAGTACATGTAAGAACGTTGATAAACACTGCTACTTTTACCTTCTATTGCTATTTTCTCAAGAGAAGAATAATCAGCATCACCTTGATATTTTATAAAAATTTCAAATTCAACGGTATAACCAAGTTGTGCACCTTGATCGGTTTGAAGGCCAAGACTAGGTAAGGAAAATGTTAATCTAATTCTATCTGTTGTTGCATCAGTAATCTCTCTAATACGAGGAGTTGAATGCAATAATTCAATATTTAAAGGTGTTGCTCTTTGACTTCCAATTGTATTTGATTGTTGAATATATTCTTGCGCTTGAGTTCCTAATCTTGTAGCAATACTACAACCATCAAAATTACTTATTCCATCATCATCTTTTAGTGCTGTTTGGTCTAAATATATTCCTTTTTCTCCTCCTTCTATTCCAGAAATAGGACCTTCGCAAAGTAGATCAACAATCTCTACCTTTTGAAAACTTTGGAGGGTGTCATCAGCCATTGTTCTTCTTGTTAATAATTGAATTGAAAAATAATCATTTTAGCCATCAAATGTTTCTATCCCTGCACTAAGGACAGAACTACCAATAAAACACTTGCCATAGCAAACAGGAACAGCTCCTCCTTGTTTTGTTGTTTGCTCGATTCCTGAAAAGGAAAAACTCTCTAACAACTGATCCGGTGCTGGTGGTTTAGGAGGATCTGGAGTCAACAGATTGACAACCCCATGAATAGCTAATCCAACCCCTAATTGAACCATCCAAGAGTTGCCCGTAACAATACCAACACCAGCTAAGACTACTCCACCTACACCTTTTATAAAATTAAAGGCATCGTCCCAAAAGCCTGAGCCAGAGAATATTGGAATGATATGAAAAACATCCTTTTCACTCCATGGATAAAAAAACTCTTCTAAATTATCTTCGCTAAGAGCATGATCTCCTAATAAGACCTTATAACGGATTCCGTCCTGTTCACTATTTATAAACCACTTATCAAGTCCTGCAAAATTTGACATAAGAGCTTTTATTGCTTCAGCCGGAGTAAAGACATTGAACTTAAAAGTATCTCTACCTCCAAGTCTTTCCTTTAATTCACCATAAACTTTGACGACTTTCATTCTTTTACTGATTTTCGTCTTCCTTCTATCATAGCTTTTACTTTAGTCTTTACACTTGAAAGGCTTATAGCACCCCCATTCTTCTGTTACTGGATTAACGATAAACCAAGTTGTATTGCCTCTCTCACAAACTTTAATGTCATGAGCACTAGGGATAGGAGCACTATTTGGATGGCTATGAATAATTGCTTTAATATCTCCTTTTTTTACACATTTTAAATAATCAAAAGGAGAAAGTGAAAAATGATATTCAGGTTTTTCTGCTTCGTTTCTACAAGGAAAATATTTCTCTTGATCTTTCACAAGACAAACAATTCCAACACTTTCTTTGGGAAATTCCTTTTTTGCATGAGCTAAAGCTTTTTGTTTTGTTTTTTCACTTAACCTCACTTAAGCCTTCCTGCACTAGGGAATGAGCCAAAGGGAAGTTGATTATTTTCTCCGAATCTTAATTTGCAGCTACTAAGACGCTTGCCGCATTTGTCTTCACTAGCACTGGTTTTTGCTACATCATTTGCATCCCAGTAGTTAGTTCCTGAATAAGTACATTCTGCACTCCGATATTTCCACTGACAAACATTTGCAATCAACTGTCTTCTTGGGACTTGTTGACCAGGTAAATCAAATTTTGAAGCTAATTCAAATTGAACTAGTTCTCTATTTTCCAATGCTTTTCTGTCTATATACCAGAGCTCAACAGGCCATTGAACATTAGGATCTGCTGTCGTCTCTCCATCTAGAAATTTCTTCAATGTCCGAATCCGTCTAAACTCTGCCCCAGTTAAATCATTACCCGGTGTCAAAACATTTACATCATTTAAAATAGCAGTTATAGCTCTATTAGTATTTCCAATAGTCAATGTTGGTCTAGGAAGTATTCCACTTCCTGTTTTATCTAAACCTTCAACTTGAATAGCAATAGATGCATATGTTTCCCCGCTCCATACAATACCCCCTGTTAACTCAGCATTGCATCCATTATGGAATCGAAGAACTTGTGAACTTCCATGAAGTGTTGTATCTAGTCTAAGCTCAAAAAGTTCAATGATTGCATTAGGAGCCAACACTGAAATGTCAGCATAAATACTACTAATTGCTGTCCAAGTAATTTCGTTATCTACAACAGTCTGACCAATATCTGTTGGCCATTTTGGTTCCGTAGCACTACTTGTATAAGGTGAACTACCTGAAACGGCTGAAACTTTGAAGAATAAGCCACTAGTTTGAGAGGTTGCTGCTCTTCTTATGTTTCCTAGTGCATAAGAAGTATTTGCTGTCCATGCTGCAACTGCCATATTTTAAGGCTCCGCCACCTGTTTGAAAGTTGCTTGTATTGTTGCCACATTATTATATGGAATTGTTTTAGACCATGATTGGCAAACAAATTTAGAAGCACTACTTTCACCCGGCGGAGTCCAATCAAAAGATTCATTACCTCCCCTTGCATCTAAAAAATTTGATATTACATCTGCGTCTGTTTCTGTAAGATTTTGCCATGAAGGAGAATATGTTTTAAGGTTTTGATTTAAACCAAAAACTGTTCTCATAGAGTAGCCATCACCTAGTTGAACTTCTTTTACAACAGGAGAACTGCTTTTTCTTATCCCGTAACTTGGTTGTGGAGCAGCAGGAGTTGTAGTTGGATTTGGAAACGTTGCCATAACTTAAGAAGTTAATAATCCTCCAGGTCTCTTTTGTCGAACAAGCTCAGCTTGCACAACACCTGCAATCATATTACCTAATTCTTTTGCTTGATTATCATCTCCTTCAACGGCTGATCCAGAAGCATCTACATTTACAACAACAGAAATTGACCCGCTACCACTTGCTTCAACACCTAAACGACCGCCTTTCCCTCTACGCAGGGGCATCACTGATTCCGGGCCTTTCTCACCCATTAGGCCAATTCCCTTAGAAAATGGGAATATTGTAGGGCTGTCAACTATGCCTCCTTTAGCAAAAGGTACAATTCCATTTTGTGCGTAAACATTACCTTTAGCAGATTTAGAAAGACCTGGTATTTTGAAGTTTTCAAATGCGCTAGAAAGTGCCATATCAATTAACATGTCTGAAACCTTATGAGCAATATTTGTCAATGTTTCTCCTAGTGTTTGTGTTCCTTTTATTAGTCCTTTGACCCCTTGCACCAGATTTTCTTTGATTGTTTTGCCAACCTTTTCAAATGCTTCTTTTAATTGTTTTGTTAATTCAATTTGTTTTTTTAACGCAAGTTCCGCCGCCGCGTTCGCCGCTTTTTCCGCTTCGATTTTCTTTTTCCATGCTTCTGGTTCAAATTGACTTGCATCTAACGTTTCAAATTTGATGAACTCAGGTAGATCAAGTTTGCTTTTATCAAATTGTTGGAGCTCAGGCAAATCAAGTTTGTTTTCATCAAACTCTTCAATTTTTATTCTTGCAAGTGGTTCCTTGCTAATTCCAAACATTCGTTTAACCCAATCAGGCATCGAGTTTTGAATATCAATCCATACATTTTTTATTCTGCTAACGAAATTTTGAGCAAATAGTTTAACTCGCTCCTCTGCTATTTTTATTCTAATAACGAAATTTTGAGCAAATATTTTAATTCGTTCATTTGCTATTTTCATGACTCTTTCAAATGCAACACCAACATTTTTTACAGCAATAACAAGGTTTCTACCAAATAGTTTTCCTTCTGCCATTGCTTTAGCCATGCGTCTTTCAAGATCAATAAATGCATTTGCCCAAGCCTTCTCAAGATCTTGAATAATATTAATTTGTTCAATACCAAACGCCTCGCCAATAGCTTCTGCAATACCCTGAATAACTTTAAAAATAACGCGGAAGGGTAAAGCAAGTAGTTTTACCTTGGCCCCAAAAACGTCTACCGACATAGCAAGGGCACGAATGGTTTGCTTCAATATTTCACCAAGTTCCGAACCTTCTGCAAAAATATTTTGAAACGAAACACCAAGCCGTTTTATTTGCCCTTGCAAAGTGTCCGACGCTGTAAAGGCTGCTTTAGATGCCGCACCTTGGGCATTTACTTGATTTTCTAAAAGTTTGTTGAATTTCTCTGTATCTTTAATTGCGACTTGGAGACCCTTGAAAGCTTCAATGCCAAAAGCTTGTTGAAGTTCGGCTGTCGAGAATTGCGACAATTTTTCTAGCGTTCCTGATAATCCTTCAGAAGCAAGGGTGACATCATTTATATCGACACCTAATTTTTTCCCAACCTGTCCGCTTGATATTTTTGCTAAGGCTGCATTAAGTCCAGTAAACGCCGTTTCTGTTTGAGTACCTGCCGCAGTTGATTGAGCAATAACTGCATTGATTTCTGCTAATGGAACTTTCAATCCTGCCGCAGTTGTTGCAACCTTACCAATATTGTCTGAATACTGGCCAATGGTAATGATTCCATCCGCCTGTGTTTGTGCAAACTGATCCATTAAGAATGCCGCCTCATCTGCAGTCTTTCCATAAGCATTCAAAACTTTTACAGCCGCACCACCTGATGTATTGATGTCAGTGAACCCGCCAGTTGCTCCAAGACTTGCCGCTTTTAATATCTCGGCCGCCTCAGCCGCATCGGTAAAGCCCGCAGAGGCAATGTCATAAGCCGCTGCCGTTAACTCTGTGACACTTGCCTGTCCTCTTAGCTCATGTGTTAACTCTTTTAATTTTCCAACAAGAGCGTCACTATTTCCTCCAAGGGTTTCAAACTTTGCTTCAGCAAAATCTTGTTCTACTAAAGTGCCAAAAACTTTTGACAAAGCCGTTCCTGCTGCAACAAGAGGAAGTAAAAAAGATAAAGCGGTGTTCATTGCGACACCTGCACCTGCAATTGCTGGAGTTGCTGCTTTAGCCCCTTTTCCTACACCCAACCAACCAAGTGCTGCACCTTTTAGACTTTTTGATTGATTATTAAGAACACCATTTGAATTTTTTACTGTATTGCTTAATTTCTTCGCATCTCTATCGACTACCCTTAATTTTGGGCTTGCGTCATTGATGACGCTTAATCTAATTACCGACTCTGCCACTAGCTTCTCTTTTTTTTAGCAGTCTAGCTAAGTGTATCGTCAATTATTAATTTTATAAGCTTAGTCTTATTCAAAGGTTTTTTTGTTCCTGCTAATTCTCGGAGCCACCAGTTAGGCATAGTTCTTAGACCCCAAGCAAAACCTTCCATTTCTGAAGGGGAACGATAAACAAAACCAGAACCAAAGAAGTCAAGAATCTTTTTCATTTTGAAATTTCTCCCTAGATTAAATAAAGACATTGTTTAAGCTTCATGTCTAGTTATCAAAATCCATTCGTCGATTGGTTAGCTATAAAGCACACCACTGAATCTGAATTAAAACTAGAACTAGAAACTCGGGAGATTTTACACGCCGAAGATTTAAAAGAAATTCGTTGGTTTTGTGCAAGTCTTTACAAAGAAAATTGGGCCAAGGATCAGGTCATTAAGAACTGCCTTGGCCGTATTGGTGAGCTAGAAGCTCAATTAGTTGTTAGTCAGATGGATCAAGAAAAATCTTGCTTCACTAAATTACTTAGAAAGGTAATTCCCCGGAGGACTGTGAAGGTTCAATCTTTTGAGGATTGATGCTCCCGAAAGAACCATACGAACCATTTTTGCCTTTTCCATTTACCCATACAACATCAACTTCTACTTCTTCATTCTTTTCATAGTTCCAAACGGTTCCAGTTGTGACTTTCTCTTTTTTGTCCATTAAGTTCATTAGATAATTACAAAAACCGGGAATA